ACAGGAGAATTAGCTCTTTTTAGACCTCAAGACCTTGACAAACCTAATATAAAAGATAAAATAGATAAGGTAAAACAAATTATTAAATCAGATTCTCCTCCTGATTATTGTTTTAGTGAAGTACCAGAAGGTAAAGCTGGTAACATGAAGTTACCTAAAGAGTGTACTTTTTGTCCTTATAAATTTAAATGCAAAGCTGACTCCAATGATGGAGTAGGGCTTCGTGTTTTTACTTATGCTAAAGGTCTAACTTATTTGACAAAAGTAGTAAAAGAACCTAATGTAGAAGAGGTATTATGAGAGGCAAGAAAGCTAAACAATTAAGACAAAAAAGTAAGTTACTTCTAGTAGAATGGTTAAAGACCATGGTGCCTGAAGGAGAAGATGTAACTAAAATAACAACCAAGAACTTAGATAAGTTTCTACCTGAACAAACTCATATTTATGCTAATAATAAAATGATGTTGAGTGCTTATTCTTTAAGATGGTTTTATAAACAAGTAAAGAGAAACCCAAACATAACCTTAGAAGACATAACAACATGACCATAAAATATAAGTTTAATGAAGATAAAATCTTACAAGAAATAAAAGCTTATATTGATTCTACTTACGACCAACACTACTCACAAGGTAAGTATCAAGCTACTGATATGATTATAGATGCCGGACATGGTGAAGGTTTTAGCATTGGTAATATTATGAAGTATGCTATGAGGTGTGGTAAGAAAGATGAAAAGAAAAAAGAACTACTTAAGATAATACATTATGGGATTATCGGTTTATATGTAGAGGACAACAATGGAAGATAAAGTAGGAGCAAAAGAATATTTAGGCATCAAGATTAATTATGATAATGAAAAGCTTTTAGATAAATTTAGTTTAGATACTTTAAAAGATAGATATTTTACAGGAGAAGAAACACATGCCCAAGAAGCCTTCGCAAGAGCCTCCGTTTTCGGAGCAACATTCAAAGGAGTTACAGATTTTGAACTGGCTCAGAGACTTTACAATTACAGTTCCCGTTGTTGGTTTATGTTTAGCACTCCTATACTTAGTAACGGGGGAACAAGTCGTGGGTTACCTATTAGTTGTTTCCTTAATTATGTTCCTGACAGTAGAACTGGTCTCTCATCTCATTATGATGAAAATATATGGTTGGCTAGTTCGGGTGGAGGCATTGGTGGATATTGGGGAGATGTGCGTAGTAACGGGGTATCTACTGCTCACGGTAGTAAGTCTACTGGTTCGATACCCTTTATGCATGTCGTAGACTCTCAGATGTTAGCCTTTAATCAAGGTGTTACAAGACGAGGTAGCTATGCTGCTTACATGAACATTTGGCATCCAGAGATTGAAGAGTTTATCAACATGAGAAAAGAATCTGGTGGTGATATAAATAGAAAATGTTTAAACCTACACAACGGAGTAAACATTAATAATGAATTCTTACAAGCTGTTGAGAACGATGAAGAGTGGCGATTGATAGACCCTAAATCTAATGAAGCTATTAAAACTATTAGTGCTAGAGATTTATGGTGGCAACTATTAAATGCTAGAGCAGAAACCGGAGAGCCTTACATTGTCAATATAGATACTTGTAACAAAGCTTTACCACAAAAACAAAAAGACTTAGGCCTATCTATTAGGCAGAGTAATTTATGTTCTGAGATTACTTTACCAACTAACGAAGAAAGAACAGCTGTTTGTTGTTTATCCTCAGTTAATTTAGAACACTTTGATAAGTGGTCTAAGAATAAAAATTTTATTAATGATTTAGTTACCATGCTAGACAATGTCTTACAGCACTTTATTGATAATGCTGTCGACACTACACAATTAGGAGAATACAATGCTAACTTTAAAAGATTTACCAAACACATTAAAGAAGGGAAAGAAGGTTTTACTAAAGCAACTTACTCAGCTTATAGAGAAAGGTCGATTGGTTTGGGAGCAATGGGGTTCCATGCTTACCTTCAATCTAAACAAATACCTTTTGAAAGTATGTATGCTACTAGCTTCAATCACAAAGCATTTAAATATATCAAGACAAAAGCTGTGGAGGCTTCTCAAGGACTTGCTGAGTCACGGGGAGAGGCTCCTGATATCTCTGGTAGTGGGCTTCGGAATGCTCACCTTCTCGCTGTTGCTCCTAATGCCTCTTCTAGTATTATTTGTGGTGGAACATCTCCTTCGATTGAGCCGTACAGGGCTAATGTTTATACACACAAAACTCTTTCGGGTAGTTACCAAGTAAAAAATAAATACTTAGAAAAGCTTTTAAAATCTAAAGGCTTGAAAGGTAAGAAGCTAACTGAGCTATGGAAAGAGATAGCTGGTTATGATGGGTCAGTACAAAACTTAGATATCCTGACAGCTGAAGAGAAAGAACTATTTAAAACGGCCAATGAGATAAATCAGATTTGGATAGTAGAACATGCTTACAAAAGACAAGACTTTATTTGTCAGTCGCAGTCAGTAAACTTATTCTTTATTTTACCTAAAGCTACTGAGCCTCAAGAGGTTCACGATGATTACATGCAGTATGTTAATGATGTGCATTGGTATGGAGCTTGTAAGCTTAAGTCTTTATATTACTTTAGGTCTAATGCTGCTAGAAATGCAGAGAATGTAAATGTTAAAATACCTCGTATCAAACTTGATGAGGGTTGTATAGCTTGTGAGGGTTAATGGCAACTAGATGGGCTTCAACTAAAAACCATGTCCCTGTTACTGGTGTCAGAGGTAAGAAGACTTCTCAAGGTCAAGGTAATTTAGCAACAGCTACGATGAACAAACACAAACGCAGAAGTTTTAAAAAGTATAAAGGCCAAGGCAGATGACTATGTTTGATAAAAGAAGAATCAGTGATAATAAATATCAAGTTTATTTTACTGGCTATGAACATCCTCATGTCAAGTCTGGTTATAAAGTAGTAGAGGTAGCAGAAAAAACTAAGTATGCTTACCTTAGATTATTTAATAAGAACATTAAATTACCCATAACTGTTTGGGCTGAAATGAAAAAAGGAGCTAAGAAATTAGAAAATGAATAATGAATTATTTGAAGCTTTGTATGAAAAATACTCAGCACAACAAAAAATAGCTAAGACTAACCTAAGTTTGTATCTTAGCAATCCAATCGCAGTAGCCGACCATCCTAATACGGTTGAGACTATTGATAAGTTATTTAAAGAATATGCGGAAGCACAAGAGTACATTAAAATTTTAAGGGAGTTAGATTATGAGTTTACTAAATAATAGAGAATACTATAAACCGTTTGATGATGCGTGGATGTTTGATTATTACGTCCTACAGAATCAAATGCATTGGATGCCGGAGTCCGTGCCACTACATACAGATGTTAAAGACTGGCAAGACCTTTCGGATGTGGAAAAGAATTTACTAACACAAATCTTTAGATTGTTTACTCAATCAGATGTTGATGTTGGTGCTGGGTATATTGATAGATACATGAGAATATTTAGAAAGCCAGAAGCCCGTATGATGATGGGTTCATTTGCAAACATGGAGTCTATCCATCAACATGCTTACAGTTTGCTACTTGATACTGTTGGTATGCCTGATAATGAATACAAAGCTTTTGCTGAGTATGAAGAGATGTCCGACAAGCATGAATACATTAATGATATTAAAACTACCAGACAAGATAAAAGAAGTATAGCTAAAACCTTAGCAGTCTACTCAGCCTTTACCGAAGGGTTACAATTATTCAGTAGCTTTGCAATCTTATTAAACTTTCCAAGGTTCGGTAAGATGAAAGGTATGGGACAGATAGTAACTTATTCTATTCGTGATGAGTCTATGCATGTCGAAGCTATGACTAAACTGTTTAGACAATTCATTCAAGAGAACATAGATATCTGGACAGATGAATTTAAAAAAGAAATATATGATATCTGCAGACAGATGGTTGAGTTAGAAGATAAATTCTTAGACTTAGTTTTTGAGATGGGTAACATCCAAGGTCTAACAAAAGAAGATATGTATAAATACAATCGTTACATTGCAGATAGAAGACTTTTACAATTAGGTCTTAAAACTAATTACAATCAAAAAGAAAATCCTCTTACTTGGTTAGATGAAGTTATGGGTGTTGAACATCAGAACTTCTTTGAAGGCCGAGCCACTTCTTATATGAAAGCTGGTTTAAGAGGTAGACAAGATAAAGTTACCTTTAGTAACTTAGAAAATATAAATGAATAATAAAGAAGCAAACTTAATTAGCTTTAAAGTTTTATTAACTAGAGAAAATAAAGTAGTAACAGAGCTTAGCATGTTACCTGAAAACAAGATTGATGTTATCTTTCCTCTACATGAAAGAGAAATTATTAAGAGTATTGTTAGGAATGGTAAAGTTAAACTCGAACCTCTACATAGATTTCTAGAAAAAGAAGTTAATGCCCTGAAAAACTAAATCTGTGAAAAAATGACCTCACAGAATCGCTTGTATAGAACGTAAGACATTCAAGTAATACTATACGTCCAAAATCTAACAAAATTGCTTAGAAGCGATATCTGTGGCTCTCACAGCATTTAGCCTATATTGTGTAGATTTTTACTGGTTTTTCCTTACCTTTGACAAGAATAGACTCTAACTCTGTTACTTCACCCTCATATTTGCTGATGGTTGCCTCACCTATAACTAAATTTTTACCTACTGTTTTACATGAAGACTCTAATCGAGCTGCTAGATTACAAGCATCGCCTAATACACTATATTCAAAACGAGATGCACTTCCCATATTTCCTGCAACAACTTCTCCAGAATTTATTCCAATACCAATTTCAATATCTAACTGTGCTTCTTGCATTGCGTGTCGTATTTGAAGGGCTGTCTTAATAGCTTTCTGTTCATGGTCCTCAACATCTACTGGAGCATTCCAAACTGCCATCATGGCATCGCCAATATATTTATCTACCATCCCTTCATTAGCTTTGACCGCATCTGCTTGAATAGTTAAAGCTTTGTTCATTATCTCAATAACTTCTTCTGGTTCTAGTTTCTCTGACATAGAAGTAAAACCTCTGACATCTGTAAACATTATCGTACAGTTTCTTCTTTCACCACCTAATCTTAATAACTCTGGATTCTTTTGTAGTCTAGCCACTTGTCGAGGGTCAAGATAAGTAGAGAACTGCTTCTTGATTTGTTGTCTAAGTTTAAACTGAGTTCTAAAGTTTAGATAGAACTGTTGAGCAGCAATCAGAAACAAACTTATTAGAGTCCATGTAACATCTATTAAAAGATTCTGCTGTATAAAAGACCAACCAAGATAAGCTACCCCACCAAAAATAGTTAAGGCTGAGACTAAGCCTGTAGTAATACCTAAGAAACCAGTTAAGATAGCCACTAGTAAACCAGCTACTACTAAGATACTTAGTTCGGCAAACAAACGATAGTCCGGTATGTTGGGTGTCTCTAGTAAAATAGACTCAGCTAGAGCTGCTTGGATTTTATGTGGCTCTAATAGGCCTACAGGAGTTGCTAGTTGTCTCTGTATTCCAGCAGCAGTAAAACCAACAAAGACAAACTTACCCTTTACATCCATTTCAGTTAGGTTAGTCTCTGGTGTTTCGACCCAACTAATCCATTTCTTACCTGTCGAGTCTGTTGGGATAGGTGGTATACCTTTTACTCTTATCATCTCTATACCGTTCTCATTAGTTTTGATTTGATAAGTATTACCACCGCCTAGTATCTTAAGAACTTCTGTACCGAAAGAAGCTACCCAACCATCTGGAGTTTGTTGGATAAGAGGTATCTGTCTAACTAGGTTATCTATATCAACCGGCACTGACACAGCTCCTTGAGCTGCAGAGTCTTTTAAGACTTGGATGTTTTCTAAAAACCCTGAAGCATGTACTAAACTAACATCAGGTCCTAAAATAACTGTGCCGTGTGTCTGTGGGTATTTATTATTGTTTACTTCGGGCATTGCTATGACACTAGGAGCTAGACCAAGCATCTCAGCAAAGGCTTCATCGCCTCCTAGTCTATCAGGATGAGGAAAGAGTATTGTCCAACCAACACCTAATGCTCCTTGTTGTAATAACTTAAGGTGTATGTCTGCTAAGGTTTGACGAGGTAAAGGGTAACCACCTTGCTGGTCTATAAACTCTTCATCAATGTTGAGGATAGTAAAGTAACCAGTAGGCTCTGGAGTCTTGACAAGGGCATCAAAGGTTTTGAGTCTTAGTATCTCCAGAGGCGGAGCATTAAAGACTAGAGGTAGTGTTAGTAGAAATAAAAGTAAACTCGCCCACTTCATAAGTCACCTGCTTTGTGCATGACGTAAAGATTGTTGAGCAGTACTAAGCGATACAGAGTATTGATATTTGTTATCTGTTGAGGAGAAGCATCTCTAATAATCAAATAACTACTAGCACCTTTAAGAACTAGTAACAACTCTAAGGAAGGTTGTTTGGGCAGTAGAGGATTAGCTTCTAAAGCATAGCCTTTAATATTGACAGCCCTGTGTGTGGTATAGATATCCAAAAGCTGTAAGGCTATAAATTCTTGATAAGGTTTTTCTTGTAGTTTAAAATGTAGCTGAGCTTTGGGTAGACTGTAATCTACATAAGCCTCTGGTTTGTTGAGGTAAGGTGCTTTAGTAATCCGCCAATATATATCAGGCTTAGCCGGAAGACTGCTTGATAGTAATGGAAGAGTCACTACCGCCATTAAGAGTAATAGTAATTGCTTTGCCATCTTGTATAATTAAAACCTTGTAACTGTTGTTCGTATCTAAATCTAATCTTACTGTGTCTTCTACCTGTCTTAAGAAAGTTAGCACTGTGTCAGTAACAAAAGTATTTACCTGTGTGTTAGAGTCAAAACCAAAAGCTGTGCCTTGAACATTAATGTCACCAGTGTTCAAAACATTTTGTTCTAACTCATCTACTTCCTCTATGATACTCAAGAGGTCTTCTAAGAAATTTACATCTAGATAGTTGATATCTAACTCAGTAAACTCTAGGTTATCTTCTGCTAAGTAGTCTTGTTCTAGTTCATCAAACTCTAAGTAATCTATGTCTAGGATATTATCAGAGCCATCTGTTTGTTCTTCTTCGCTAACAAAGTTTGGGTCTTCCTTTGGTGGATTGACAATCAACATGTTGTCAATAATATCTAGAGTCAAGTCTAGGATAACAGGACTACTAGGTGCCGACTCAAACAACTCAACTGTAGTAGCTTGATAGGGCTTGTTGAGAACTACTTGTCCTACTAGAGTAGAAACAACTATCTCACCGGAAGCAATACCGTTCTCATCTGGTAGTAGTATTATCAAAGACCTGCCTAGTTCATCGACAGTAACAGTAAAGTCTGTGCCTCTAATACCAATGGTAGCACTAGGAGTCTCGATAGATATGTTTTCTTTATTGATAGTAGCTAGTTTGCCACTAATAAACCTAGCTGTGCCACTAGCAAACTGTAGAGCCATCTTAGATTTAGATGGGTCAGGGTCATAGATAAACTCATCTATAACTAATTGTGAATGTTCTGTGAGACGGACTTGAGATTCGTCAAGAAAAGTAATACCTATCCGACCATTAGAAGTCTCAACATTATCAAAACTATTAATAGCAAAGGAGAGAGCAGCAGCAAAGGGGTCTTGTTCCCTTACTACTCTCCCTAAGCCTTTTAGTTCTGTTATGCTTCCTATACTAGCAACTTGTGCTGGTGCCGCCATCATTTTGTATGATGCAGACAGTACCACTATTGCCAGTAGAAATAATCTTAAGCCAATCACTTGCTAAGGTTGAACTCTGTGTAATATTAAATGCTCGGCTATCCCCTGTTTGGTCTAGATAAAAGTAACCATCAGCATAGCCACTACCGTTGTAGACTAAGCTGTTTGAGTCACCATCTATATCTAGATAGGATGTAGCTCCATCGACATCTATTGTGTAGTCTATGGTATTTGAATCACCATTGATAACCCAGTCGAGGTCTAAGTATTCTGCTAAAGCATTGGTAGCAATATTTAATTCAAATTCATTGCTTGACCCTGTAACGTCAACATTATAATTACCACCATCGGCACTATAAGTATCTGTTGGGTCTACTTGAATTTCAAATATATTACTATCACCGTCAAATTCAAAAAAACCTACTAGTGAATCTAGGACAATGTCTCCAATAAATTTGTTGGAATCCCCTAATTGATTGATGTCTAAAGTCATAGAACTACCAGCTAATTCTAGAGCAGTCATCTGACCTGAGGCAGCATCAAGACCACCAATAAGGTTGGAACCACCTAGCTGTTCAACATCTAAGTTTAAAGTTGCACCAACTTGATTGATGTATATTTCATTATCGGCTTTAACCATAAAGCCTAAGAAAGCTAACAATATAATTATTCTATTCATAACTCCAAAATCTCCTCTCTATTCCTTGTTGTACTATTTCTAGCACACTTGTCTCTATCGCTTTCTGGAGAGCAATAGATACACTTTCGTTTTGTGTAACACCAGATTCTATTTCTACTAACTCTGTCCCAGCTTCAATAAATCTAAAGACATCGTTAGAGACTCCTACAGATAGGATAGTCTTTGATGTTAGTACTTCTATTAATATCTCTCCGGTATTAACAGAAACTAATCGTAAAGATACTGTGACAGTGTCCTCACGATACTGGCGGCTCATACCGATACCTAGATATCTAGCACCATTACCACCACTTTTTAGGTTTGTGTCATACGAAATGACTCCACCCTGAACCAGTAGACCTGCAAAGATAAGAGGGTTTAACTCTGTATTATCTTCAAAGTCCTTACGGGTTGTTCTAATTATTTGTCGTTCTTTGGTGAGGTTATCTAAGCCTACTCTCTCGACAACTGTAAAAAACTGACCATCTGCAGCATGTTTAAAAGCCCTGATAAGTAAAGCATCAGGTGACTGTGTAATAGCAGAACTGAATAAAGCAAAGGTACTGTTACTCTTTCTTTGCCCTGTTAGGTCTGTGAAGCTATTAGGATAAATAGCAATAGTCGGCTTAAGCTTAGCCGGTCTTAAGTTTTTTAACTCTTCTGACTGTAACTCTAATACGGTACTTGGTCTTTTCTTTGAATAAGCTCCTATAACATTCTCATCTAGGAGAGAACTATGTCTAAGACTTGAACAACTAGAAAGTAAAAGAACCGATAGGAACAGTAATCTCTGTAACATTCCCTTCTGCATCTGTAATCTTTAATGTAATCATAGTGCCATCAGCACTAACACTGTATTCTATGGTGTTACCCATTAGCTCTAAAGTCCCGAAAGTACTTGGGTTTTCACCAAACAAAGCATCTACTAGTTGTCTGGATAGTTGAGCATATATTCTTGATTCTAAGTTTCTGATAAATCTTGCTAGAGTTGTATTGTCTGCTTCTCTTTCTAGCTCTTCTCGATAAGCTCTGATTTCAGCTTCAATAGCTGCCTTTCTATTGAACTCTTGGTTCTCTATGGTTAGGTAATGGGCTGAGCTATTGATACCACTAAATGATGGTGACTTAAACTTATGTACTAACTCATCTCCGACTAAAGCATTACTAACACCGAGCAACAATACTATAAATAACGTGCTTAATATTTTCATTTCTATTATCTCCTCAATCTTTTCGTTGGTCTTTTTTTCCATCTGCCCTTGCTAACCTATCGACATCTACAGGTACACCCATAGCTGTCCGACACATTGTGTCTATTCTTATAATGTCATTATCTATTTGTCTTATTCTATCTATCAAAGCTACTATCATACCGTGTTGAGTATCTAATTTTTTGTGTACATCTGCTATTAAATGATTAAATAATTTCCAAACCATCCAACCAGCTGCTATAGCAAAAGCTGCTGGAATCCCAACAGTTTCTAGTAAGTCCATCCATGTCTTTGTATTCATCATTTACCTTTAACTAAGCTACCACCAAAGTACATACCTATAATTGCTGAGACTAAGTTAGTATCTAGTTGTGTAATTACCAAGCCCTGAAAAGTAACCCATTCAAATATTTCTCTACCTTCTTTAAAGAACCAGAAGCCCGGGTTCCAGTTAGTGTAACCAACAGTTACAGAAACATCTGGATAGTAGACTGCTACTAGTTTAGGCAGTAACACAATAGCAAAGACTGAAGTCAAAGCTATAATTCTTCTAGTCCAAGCAAAGCCTTTGTCTTTTAAACCATGGTCTAAAGACTGTTGTCTTTCTTTCATGCCAAACTCACCACGAGTTATCAAGAGCTTTTGTTGTTCTGCTTTAGCCTTTCTACTTTCAGCCCAGACACTCATCAAGCCACCAAGGATTGTCGAGGCCAACATAGTTATTATCTCAAAAGGGAAGCCCATTAAAATTCTCCTAACATAAACTTTTCCATCTCTTCTTCAAATAAAGGTCGATAGTCTTCTATAGTAAACCAAGGTAAACCAAGACCTGCTCTAACCTTACAGTTTTCCTGCCAAGCTTCTTCTAGTTGTTGTTCTGTGTAGAGTATCATTATTTTTCTAGATATAAATATTTATACATTACTTCTTTCATTAAATTTTTATTTAAGACTCCGGGTGCTTGTTCAGTATTTTTATTTACTTTATTTATATAATTATCTAAATGAGCTTCTAGTTTTTTAGGATTGTTATATTCTTCTTTATCAATATATCTTCTTATAATATTTGTTTCAGTAATGATTCCTGATAAAATTTCTTTATTAATATAGTTATCTTCCATCCCAAAATTTATACGGTTATCTTTAACTGTAGGTATATTTACATACTCACGTTCTGAAAAATTTGGTTCAAAAGGTTCAACTTTTAAAGCTTGTTTAACTCCACCATCAGCAAAACCTAGCCGACTCATCTGTTCTTGATAAGGCTCACCAGTCAAAGGATTGATACGGTCTGCTGGGTCCTCTTGGGTATAAGGTACTTCTGGCCCTGAGACTAAACCACCTGTTGCAAAAGGAATTACTTCTTTATTAGGTCTTTGAGGTCCAGCTTCTTTATCTAATTCTTTAATTGTTTGTAAACTTTCTTTATAAGTTTCTGGGAATTGACTTCTTAAAACTGTAATAAAAGGTGCTTTTTTAAAAACAGCTTCTAAAGTGGCTCCTCTATATTGTGAAGCTCTAACATAATCTAATATATCTCCTACTGCTGGTCCTGTTAAACTTGTTAAAAGAGAAGTAACATTGTTCTGATATCTTTGAGCTTCTTGAGTTCTAACATAATATTCAAACGGACCGTATAGACCAGTCCTAACTAAAGCATCATTTATTAAACCAGTTTCTTTTCCTTCTGCTCTTGCTGTCAAACTAGACACTAAAGGCTTTTCACCCTCTCTATATTCTTGTAAATTTCTACCACCTGTTCTTAAAGAGTTACCAACTAAACCAGCTGCTGTCATAACTAAAATACCTGATAAGACCTTTGGAGTTGCTAATCTATTAGTATTACTTAAATCTTTGGATATTTCTCTAACTGCATTTTTAAGAACAGTATTTGAAAATGCTGTTGGAAATCCTAATAAACCAAAAGACCATTTAGTTGCCGGATGTGAATGTATTAAAGGTTTTTGATTAGAAGCAACTGTTGGGTTCATAATTACTTCATCAGTGTAACGAGCTGCTCCTCTTCTAACGTCTTGCATATAAAAGTCATCAGTATGATTAGCTCCGTTTTTAATCCACTGAATACCTTTATTGACATCTACTCCTAACTCATTTAATTCATCGGTTAAACGAGCAGTAGTTTTTTTATTTAATTGTTTATTAGCTAGTTCATCTAAGTTTCTATAAATAATACCCTTACCTGTATCGTAAGAAACTAACTGTACAAATCTTGTCCAGTCATGTAAGAAAATACTTTTAAAGAATACATTTTGTATTTTAGTTGCTGTTCTGCCCATGGCTTGACCATAAATAGCTGTTGCTCTGTCTTCTCTAGCCATATCAACAGAACGATTAAAAGCATTTAATTCTCTTCTGTTTAAGCTTCTGCCTTCTGATTTAGCTCCTTCTCGACCAAAGGCAGTCTGAACTCCATTCCACCATTCACTAGCTGAGTCTGCTAATCCTTTCCAAACAGCTTTAGCATATTCTTTAGTATTTGCTCCTTTTAATAAGGGAACACCTATTTCTGATAAAGATGTAATAGCAGCAAAAGGAAGCAATGAAGTCTGTGTAGTAACTGCTATAGTATCTGATAAGAATCTACCCACTGGGTTATTTATATAACCTCTTTGACCAGTAGTAAATAAATATAAATTTTCTAGTTTATCTCTTTCTACTTTTCCTAGTCCTGTGCCGCCTAATTCATCATCTATTTTATTAACAAATTTATTTCTAAATTCTTCTAAGTTTTCTCCAAATAATTTTTTTCTAGTAATTAATTTTCCAGCTTGAAAAATGTAATCTTGTAAAACATTTTCAACATTATTATCTAAAAACTGAGAATATTTACTATCGTCTATATTTAATAATTTTCTTTTTGCTCTTATAGAAGCTAAGTTAGCTGCACTTGTTCCATCAACTTCATTTAAATTTGTCATTCTTTTCCAAAGCTCAGTTGCTTTAGATACACTTAATTTTTCATCTTTTCTTATCTGATTAATAAAAGCTGCTTTATTATTTTTCATAGAATCAAGCAACCAAACTCTAGGGAAAAAGTTTTCAACCTTTCCAACATTTAAGCCTTCTTTCCTAGCTTGTTCTAATATTTCATTAAGAAGTCCTCTAACCTCATCTCCAGCTTTAACTAAGTTATCATCTAAGCCTTTTTTATTTCCTGTTCTTAAATATTTTGTTAAATCATTATTTGTTTTTTCAGAAAGGCGATACGATTTTAGTAATGTTTTTTTACGAAAACTCCCAACAATATCTCTTTGTCCTAATTCATATAGATTATACTTGTTAAAAATATCTTTTAAACCTTCTAACCTAGTACCTATAAATTCATTTAAAGTCTCATTATAGCTTTCTTTCATTCTTGGCGTAGTTCCAGCTGCTTCAGCTAAGATAGGTTTTTCAGCATCGTATCTAAATACTTTTATTAAATCACTAAGAGTTTTAGATTTTTTAGCTTTGAGTAAAAAAGAAGAAGTTGGTTTAGTAAATAAAGTCATGCTATATAAAGCAGCTTGATTTATTTTTTCTAAAACATTATCTTTATAGCTTTCATTATGGTCTATTTTTGCTAATCTTCTTTCTTCAATAGACCTGAGATAACTTGGAGTATTTGCTATATGTCTAATACCAAACGATGCTCCATAACCTAAGACACCACCTAAAGCTCCAGTAGTTAAAGTTTCTTCTAAGTTATAATCTTCTCTTTGGCCGACATTAATTTCTCTGTTTTGTCTTAAGAAGTCATAGGAAGAACCATAAAGCATACCCTCAGTTCCAACAAGAGCATGAGTTTGTATAGGTGTTAAAGGTTTTTTAAGAACTTGGCCCGGCATAGCTGCAAAGCCCTTTTTAGTTCCTTCTTGTACAGTTTTATTAGCTGCTACTTTTAAGCCAGTTTGTACAGCTTTACCAGCTGATAAACGAGCTGCTAATGAAGTGCCTCCAGTCCAAGGAATAAACAAAGCACTGGCTATCATTGTAGGGTCTGTTAGGATTTCTTGTCCAATATCAGCAGAAGTTCTAGCCCACTCTACCCAGTCACCAACATTAGCATTATCAAATTTATTTTTTAAATATAGATAATCATCTTTTTGTTGGTCATCAAACTTTTTAGTTTGGAACATAGCTTGAGCAGCATCACCAAGATTATATTCCATACCTCTAAAGTAACCAAATAAATCATCAGCTGTTTTACCTTCACCGATAGACTGTAAGAATCTTGTAGTTTTTTCATTGAACTCATCATCGTTTCTTAAGTCATTAAGAGTATAAGATTCTATTGGTCTTTGAATAAAAACCTCTTGTTTGGTTTTAAAGTTATCTCTAAGTGACAAGATTACTCCTCTATAATTTCATAGTCCCAGAAACCATCGTTTCTAACATAAAACCTATAAGGGCCTTGAATAAGTTGATTACCGGCTTTATTCTCTAAAGTAGGGTCAATATTTTTTGTATAACCATAGTTATTCAAACCATAAATAAAGTAATCAGCATCTTTTTGATTTAAAGAATCTTTATCTAACAAAGCCATCCATTTTGAATCAACAGGTTCATAAATAAATTCTCGACCTTGAAATAAACTACCGGCTTGAGTTTGTTGTATGCCAGATAATTGAATTTTAACAGCTTCTCGATAAGACCTTCCTACCCCTTCTCTAGTTTGAAACTGTGGATAATCTTCTTGTAGCTGTTGAGCTGTTCTAATAACTTGAGTAATAAAACTTTCTTCTGCAGGTTTACCAGCTGAAGTTTTTAAATCACTCTGTAATAAATCGTTAAAGTTTGCAAAACTTTCAGGTAATTCTGGTTGCTGAGCAACTACATCAAGGATAGTATTACGGACAGCTGCTCTAGTATCTGTATTTCTTACTTCAGCTTCATATTGGCTAGTAGTTCTTTGTGCTTTAGTAGGGTCAGGTTGCTTCATGCTTTCTAATCTTAGTTGAGAATATTCAAAATCCATATTTCTCTTATCATAATCCATAGCAGTTGTACCTAAAGCTATAGCATAAACATCTCTTTCTCTACCCATTAAAACATCAAGTGGGTTTTGTCCTTCTGCTTTTATTTTTTTAGCTTTAACAAAAGCTGACTGTAAGATAGGTCTATCATTAGCAATAAGGTCATTCAAGCCCGGTAAGCCCGGTATCTCTACTCCTAGGACAGCAGCTCTATCTAAATCTTCTAAAGTTAATTTATAACCAGATTGATTCACTTTATTTAAGAAACTATTTTTATCTAGCTTTAACCTTTCAGCTGAAGTATAAAGCATAGGCATCTCAACTTCTTGAGCTGCTTTATTAATATTATCTACACTTGCTTGGTTATCTTCTTGTTCTTGCTGTTCAAGAGGCTTGACATAATTTAAACTCATTCTATTTTGAGATTTCTTATTAGCCTCGGCATTCTCAACAGCTACTTCGTATTTACCTCTTTCAGCTACAAACATATTAGGAAATAATTTTTCAGCATAATAATTAAATAAGTTTTGTTTAGCTGGGTCATTACTTAAAGCAGCATACTTAGCTTTGTAAGAATCCACAGCTGCTTTGTTATACATTTCATAAGTAGCCATAGAAACTTCTGGAGCTTTACCTAGTCTTTGAATGTCTTGTTCTGCTTCATCTTGATATTTATTGTAGAGTTCTAAAGCATACTTTTTACTTTCAGAGTCTAACTCGTTTATTTGTGAGTAGTTTTTACCTGAAGCTAAAATTGAAGGGTCTTTATTAAATAGTTCAATACCTTTTTGTTCTTTAAACCCTTCAGGGTCTTTGAGATAACTTTGGTAATCAGCTCTATCGTCTTTTGATAAGTCATACTTAGATTGATTATTTTTAAAAATACTATCGTACTCCATTTGTAAATTATTGTAAGCATCATTCAAACCTTGCTTTAATCTTCTCTGTTGGCCTTTAAAGAACCCACCAATTATACTACTTAAAAATTGAGATTCTTTGGTTCTTTTACCACTATCAAATAAACTTTTAGCTATTCTGCCTTCTTTTGATTTAAAATAATCACTCATCTTCTTCCCTCGCTAATAAACTTTGTCTAATTTCTGGACCAGCTTCTTTAACTCTGTCTAGTAATGACTTATCTACTACTCCTTCAGATAAATTTTCTGGTTTAATTTCTTTGTCCATAGCACCTGCTTGTATTTGTTCAAAAATATTTTCAAACTCTTGTAACTTTTCTGCTATTTCATCTTCATCTTCTTCATCAATATCATCATTGTCAATGTTGTACTGTATGTTTGCTTCCTCACCTATACTCATAATTAAATACATAATAGGCTCCATGACTAGAAGCATAGTATCTGGATTAATTTTACCTTCAGTAAATTTAGCATAAGTAATTGCCATAGCTAAATCACCTACACTAGCTCCGTTTGATAAACCAGTAATAATTTCTTTCACCGCTTCTGGTTGTAATAATTGAGTTAGGATAGCATCAATAGCATCTCTAGGATTAGCAAACTCTGCTGGTTGTTCCCAAGGATAAGGTTGGTCAGGACTATTTGTTAAAGATTGTCCCGGTATAGCAGAACCTTGAGATTTTAAAGCTACTAGTTTATCTAAACCTTCTTGATTATCTCTAAGCTGACCTCTAACTTTTGGTTTATCTTCAATATCATCTAAATCAACACCAGCAGACTGAGCATCTAAAATAACTTGCTCAACAGCATCTGTTAAATTATTAGATAATACAGGTTTTAATTCTCTTTGTTGTGCCATTATGCCATCCCTCCTACAGTTTCTTGTCTATATAAATCACTAGCTAAGTAACCAACATCTGCTGTACCAAATTGTAAATTATTATAAGCATCATTTAAATTAACCGCTGGTTGAGCAAAAGATACTTGTAAGGGGTCTAGCATACCTTGTTCATCGCCTCCGTAGCCTACATATTGACCCGGTATTTCTGGGTCTGGTTGTAGCTCTGATTCAACATAACTCATACCTACATCTCTAACAAATTGACCTGCAGTAGTACCAAAGAATCCTGTAGAAGTAGTTTGAGGAGCAGCACCTAATCCAATTTCTGCCAGTTGCTCTCCTGTTAAAAGTTTACCTGTTTTAACATCATAAACTTTACTTACATCTTTGGCTGAAATAGTTTCGGAAACTCCCGGTGTATATGTTAAAGTTTCAGAACCTAATCTTCCAGCTTCAGTAGTAACTCCTAAAAAGTCTGTAACTTTACCGGCTCCTGTACCTACAGCAGCTCCTAAAAACTCAAATGGTTTAGCCACTGTACCTACTACAGGTAGACCAGTAATAAAGTTTTTAGCTCCAATTAATGCTTTACCTACCGCTGAAGTTGCAAACTGACCTCCAAAAGCTCCTACCGCTGCTCCTCCCGTGACTAAAGCTGCTCCTACAAGTGCTATAGTTTTAAGGATTTTACTTTTGCTAATTTTCTTAACAACTTTCTTAACTCCTCTGACTACTTTTTTAATGCCTTTTTTTACTTTTTTAAAGGCTTTTCTTAAAAATCCCATTTTATATATCCTCTGTTATTATTCCTATTAAGTTTTCTATTGCTGCTAAACCACTACCATACCTTTCAGGGTCAGAAGCTAGTGCTGTACTAACTAATTGAGATATTCTACTTTTTTCATTTTCTCCAGCTCTAAAATCATAATCAGCATTATCTCGTAACTCTTGCCACATAAAAGATAAAGCAGTTTGTGACATGTTAAAGGCATTCATAGCATTTTGCATATTGATAGCATTTTGTGCTGCTGTGTTAGCAGTATTAGCTTGTCTTCGCCATTGAACATTAGAGGCCTCGACAGCTGCTCTGTTCTGTGAATTCCATTGATTTCTAGCAAAGTCTTGATTAGCATTAAACTCAGCTACTTGAGTTTTTAATTGTGTATTAAATTTATTTATATCTGCTTGTCTTTGAGTATCTCGAGCTTCTGCAGCATTTTGTTGAGTAACATTAAATTGCTTAACTGCATTTGTTTGTTGAGCATTAAACTGTTCAACTTGAACTGCTAAACTATTATTAAATTGTTCTACTTGCATTTCTGAAGTAGCATTAAATTGTCTTCTAGCATTTTCGGCTGATTGATTAGATAATATTCTTTGTTGTTCTTGTTGAGCTTCTATCATGTAACTTTGTTGTTCAGCATTTAAATTAGCTAAATCCATACTTAAAAAGTTTTTAGCATTTTGAATTTGTGATTGCTGAGCAAAATTAGCTTCTGCTAAATTAGCTTGTGAAGTTAGCACTGCATTTTGTATTGCTACTTGTTGTCTATTATTAGCTTCTGTTAAACTAACAGTTTGTAAAAACTTACTATTACTTAATCTAGCTTGTTGCTCATTATTTAAGTTTGCCATGTCCATTTGGAAAACATTACCAGCATTAAATAAAGCTGTTTGTTGTCTTCTTTGAGCATCTGCTTCAAAAGCTTGAGCTTCTATACCTCTTTGTTGAGCTACAGATTGTTGAATAGCTTGAGCATTAGACTGAGCTATTGGTAAAGCTGATTGAATAATAGTATTAATTAAAGTATCTCGACCAACTGTTGAAGCTGACATACCTCTGGCAGCTAACATTTTTTCAACACTAGTTACAGCCGGTCTAGCCCACATTGGTATTTCTCCTGATTCTAGTCCAGCTAACAAACTATCAATTTGATTAGAGACTAAAGCATCTTCAGGTAAACCTTCAATAATACCTCTTTGTTCTTCAGTAAAATCTGTCAATCTATCTTCAAGAGCTTCAGGGTCATTACCAAGCTCTGTAATATCTTCTTCAGATAAACCAGCATTTCTTAATTGTTTTTTAGCTCTAGTAACTCTAGCTAAAGTTAGTCCAGCATTTTTAGCTGCTTCAGCTTTAGCTTCAGGACTTAGTTCTCCTTGAGCTGCTGCCATTAAAGCACCTTCTTCTATTTCTACAGTAGCTGCTTGAATAGCTTCAACTCTAGCAACCTTAATAGCCTCTGCTAAGTTTTCTGGTCTAATTTGTCCTTGAGCTATTTTAACTGCAACATCTTCAGGAACTTTTAAAATTTCTTGTATAGTAGAAACTTTAGCTTCTTCTGGGCCTTGAGCCTGTGCTATTTGATTAATAATACTAACAGTTTCTGCAGGTACTCCTTCAGTTTCTTCAAAGTCCACTGAAGTAGGCTCTGCCATGACTGTAACATTTTGAGCTATACTATCATCTATTTGTAAGGCATCAGGAATAGTAATTGTTTCTGGCATCTCACCACGAGCTTGAGCTTCTACTTGGCTTCTTAAAGCATCTTCTTCTGGAGAAGGAGTTGGAGCTGGAGTAGGCTCAGGTGCAGGTGTTGGTTCCGGTGCTGGTGTTGGTGCTGGAGTTGGAGCTGGAGTTGGAGTTCCTCCGCCCGGGTCAGGCTCAGGCTCACCATCTCTAGGTGGCTGGTCTCTGTCATAATCGCCAAAGGCTCCGAAGTCTCCAAATCTTGGAGTTCCTGATGCAGCTTTATCTGTTGTTAAATAGTTAGCATCTCCGGGTTGAAAAGCCATAAAATTATAAACATTATCAGCTAAATTAAGTATATCTTCTTGTCCGTTATCTTTTAATCTTTGTAAGTATTTTTGTCTTTCTTCTTCAGCTTTTGCTAAACGTTCAGGTGTAACATTACTAAAACCAGCACTAGGGTCTCGTGGTCCTTTTAGTTTATCTGTTGTATTTACAGGCTCAAGAGAAGGAATTAAATTAGGTTGAATAATTTGTCCTTCATTACCACCAATAAATGGAGGAGTTGGTTGAGCTATAGGAGTAGGACTAGCAATAGGAGCTGCTTCATCTGTCGGTACTTCTATTTGTTCAAGGTCATAATTACCTATTTTATCTACAGGAGCAGGACTAGGTGCAACATCAACATCAGGTCTACCTATTTTAGCTCCTTTAGGCACTGCACCAAAAGTAGGTTCTGGTTGAGCTGGTTGATTAAGCTCATCTATTTTTGCTTGGCCTTCTTTATTAAGACGATTCATAGCTCCTAAAGCTACAGTGTTAAAACCACCTGTAAACTTTTTAGCTCTTTCGACTTTACCACCTTTTCTGTAATCTTGTCGTACAGATACTGTTCTTGTTCTTTTGTTTTTACTTTTTGCCATTGTTCTTTTTCCTACTTTTTAGAGTTGTTAAAATCTTTGAAGGTATAGTAGCTATAGAAACGACTAAGGTTGAAACAGGAAGTTTCTTAGTCTTTTTAGTTTTCTTACTTTTCATCTATATTTTACTATTTTTCCATCAATTTGTCAATCTTTTCTTCTAATTTGTCAAACCTTTCCATTACTGATTTCATAATATCTTTGTTATCAGATTTTAAAACATAATTAGTTGCTACTTCTTCTCTGGTTTTATTTAATAATATATCCAATCTTTTTAACTCTGACCCATTTTGTCTAATGCTATAAAGCACTGGAGCTAAGACCAGAGTTATAAAGATATTCCAAAACATTAAGCTGGATATTTCCATACCTAGCTTATAGTTTTATTAACGGATGTTGGTTTAACTTTCTCAGCTATCTGAGCATCAATCCCAGCTTTAAGAGCTTTAACTTCATCAGACCCAATAGCTGCTTCGACCCAGCTTTCGACATTTGATAACTTTACACTCGCAAAAGCTGTGAAGCTTGATAAATCTGAAACATCTAATGATTGACTACCATAAACTTCTCCAGTTTGTGGGTTACCATCAGCATCCTTGTTAGCATCGTCAGACCCTTTTAGTCTCCAATGCACGTTATAAATTACATCAGACTCAGTGTTTGAACTGCTATCTGTATGTGAAGGGTAAGTATCAACGTTTGATACATCCCAAGTATATGATATAGCCATTTTAGTTTCCTCCTTTCAATAGCTTTAATTCAGCCTTAAGAGTCTCAATAGTTTCTATTAAGCTCTCGTAGCCTTCCATGTCCTCAAGACCTTTCGGGCTATGAGAATGTTTCTTAAGTTCTATTACTTCTACTTGAAGTTGTTTTATTTGTTCTTCGACCTTCATACTTTTTCTGGTTCAATAATTATTTTACCATTATTATCTGTTAGAATTGAATCATGTATTTCTTTATCTTGTCTTTCACCTATAACCAACCAAGATACTTCAGCATTTGAATCTGGGTTTTGACATTCAATAACTAGTTGAGAACCTTGTACATTTGCTCTAACTGCATCCCAAGTATCTGAATTATTAACAAAAGCTTGAATGTCCCTGTTGAGAGCTAAGAAGGTTCCAGCTGTCATACCAAACCAGTCATCTAGGTCTATAGTAGCTTTACCTTTGTTTAGTTTAATAACACCTCTATAAAGGTTATCAGCTTGTGGTCCTTCAACAAATGAGTGTACTAAGTGATGTGTGTCTGGTTTTAGTGGATGTTCAATCTTAAATGAACCTGATGATTTGGATAAAGCACCAGTTATAGCAACTCCAGTTGAAGTAACTGCTAATCTTGATGTTCCTGCTTGTTGTAAAACAAGCCTTCCTGCTGGTGCATTTATATTGGCATCACCACTATCACTTTGTATAGAGAAATATTTTTGATTTGACTGGGTAGAATCTAACAAAGCAATAGCATCAGTAGTTTCTTCTTGTGTAATTTCTAAACCACCACCAACAATATCTAATTTGTGAGAAGGCGAAATCGTTCCGATGCCGACATTGCCATTGGCTAGTAGTCTCATAGCTTCTGTTGAACCGCCAACAACCATTCTCATAATTGCTGATGCAGTTAAGTCTAAGACTGAAGAACCACCTGATGCGTTACTACCAATACTACCGACTGTTGTGCTGTCTTTTCTTATATCTAAAATAACGCCATCACTTGTTAGTCTGTTCAAAGATATAACTGAACTGCCACCATCTCTAGTAATATGATTACCTGCATTAGAAAGTGCAACACCTGCTGTTGATATACCTATAGCACTTTTACCAACCAACAATACGCCTGAACTGTTTATTCTCATGCGTTCAGAGTTGTTATAGAAAGATAAATTATTACCTTCTGCTGCTACAGCTAAGTCAACAGTTGTAG